GTGGTGCTACTTTTGCGTCCACTACCGATCATACTGGTGCTGCACGATTTGCTGGTGGCTTGAGCGCGTCTAGCATCTACGGTGGATCTGTTGGATCAACCTTTGCTGGTGTATTCTATGTTGGTGGTGGTGCTACTTTTGCGTCCACTACCGATCATACTGGTGCTGCACGATTTGCTGGTGGCTTGAGCGCGTCTAGCATCTACGGTGGATCTGTTGGATCAACCTTTGCATCTAATGTTTCGGTTGGCGGTGGCTTGAGTGCAGCCAACATTTACGGATCAGGTGGTTCAACCTTTGCTGGTGTATTCTATGTTGGTGGTGGTGCTACTTTTGCGTCCACAACCAATCATACTGGTGCTGCACGATTTGCTGGTGGTGTTACTGCTTCCACCCTACAAGTAACAGGAAATACAACGGTTGGCAGCACCTCAACAAGTGCAACCTTGGGTGTTTGTGGTTCCGTGTTATTGTTCGGACAAACTCCTCTCCGTTTTGCTGACGCAGATTCTAGCCATTGGGTGGCATTCCGAGCACCCACAGGAGTTACAAGTAATACCACATGGACTTTGCCATCTGGTGATGGTAGTGCTGGTCAGGTTTTATTCACTGACGGTGGCGGATCACTATCGTGGAAAGCAGCAGACGGCGCAACTGGCTTGGACAGGTATGTACAATACAATCAAGGTTTAGCACTTGGTGCGTGTGGAGGATTTGTTTTTGAATATACAGACGCATCAGGTATTTGTTCAGGCTCAATAGGGTTGAGTGGTGGGCTGTATTGCAACAAAACTGTGGCAATTGGATTGACGCAGGGTGCTGTGACTCCACGGCTGTATCCTGCCAGCACAGCCAAACTAGAAGTTCGTGGTGACATTCGCATTCCATCTAATGGTTTCTTTGTAAACAAGGGCATGACTCTGCCTTCTGCTGGAATAACAGTAGCAGCCGATGAAAATGTGTTTATGGCAGGAACTCTAATTGTGCCAAGCGGTGCAACACTCACAGTACAAACCGATGGATATATCGTAATTCTGTAAACAGGAATAAACACAGACATGAGTACTATTAAAGCAAATAATATAAGTCCAATTGGATCAACTCTTACTCTTGGAGGTTCTCTTGCTGGTTTAACTGTAGCCGGTGGAGTGACTGTGAGTGGTGCTGCTTATTTTTCTAGTGGAGTAACGCTTAATAGCGCGCTAACTGTGAATAGTTCTGCAACATTTAATGGCGCGGTGACATTCGGCTCTACTATGACGGTGACTGGAGGAGTCACTATGAGTTCTTTGACAAAATTTAGCAATGGAATACAATTAGGGACTAGCACATTAAGTAATCCAACTGGAAGTGCTCCCATATACGGAGCAAGAGCGTGGATTGTGTTTAATGGATTTAATATGTCTATTTTGAACTCTGCAAATTGCACAGTTGCTAGAACCACTGGTTTTCCGACAGGAGTATACACAATAACTTTTACTACGGCAATGCCGTCTGCAAATTATGTTATACTTACAGATTGTATAACTTATCGCCAAGACACCCATACTGTAAAGCCTCAAATTTTTTCTTCAAATATCAATACTAATCCAGTAGCAGGAGATACTCGATATCTGAAAAGCGCAAGCAGTTTCACGATAGTTGTTAGTAACACCGGTAGTGCAAGATTCGATCTTTCAGAAATATATGTGGCTGTTTTTGCTTGATGTGTTTGGTGTCATATGAGCATCCTTAATGTAAACAATTTGGTTTCCACATCAGGATCACTTGAAGTTGGTTCTGTTGTTGCTGATGGTTGCACAGTTGGGCAAAAAATGACTGTGAGTGGAAACTATAACGCAAACGGATTGGTTACACTTGCAAACGGTGCGGTGTTTACTTCTCCTGTGTCGTGTTCTGTTGCTCCCACAGCATCACAGCATTTGGCAAACAAGTCGTATACTGATGCGCTATTAAACAACAGTAGCGGAAAACTGGTATATTTTAAAGCCTTTACTGGAAGCGAAATTACAGCATGGGATTATCCTACTGTTCCCACAACAGTATGGGGAAACATAACGAATCTGCTTGATGGAAACTATAAACTGTATGCTGAAGGAATTTATGTTGGAACTGCTGCTTCTGTTAATGTACCGGACGGCACAGATGTTTACCGTTCTAGTGTTTATAATGGAAACTTGAAGGCAACCATTTCTTATACATTTGCTGGATATAGAGATGTCAAAGAAATGAAAGCAGGGTACTATTCTTCTGGTGGAGGGTGTGGTGGATCAATAGGAACACTCAAGAATAACGGTGCAATTGGAATAATTAGCCCACCAATTTCCATAACAAACAACGATATTACAAATTTTTCTGTAACCGTGGTCAGAAGCGACTTAACGCCCACTACAACGAACTTTGTATTGAGTAGTATTAAAGTTTACATTTTTTCAGCCTAATATGAGCAACCTAAAAGTAAAAACTATAAATGAAGCCGGATCACCAATGTGTGTGAGTAGCGTGCTTTCCACCCTGTACGGAATAACCGTGAGCAACAATCTAAATGTGAACGGCACTTCATATATTTCAGGAAACTCCACTTTTGATACTGTTTTGGCAAAAAGTATTTGTAGTTGTGCAGCCACACCAACACTAGCCTCTCATCTGGCAAATAAAGGGTATGTTGACGGCAGAAATATACAAAAGGGACAGTTGGTGTACTTTTATGCTTTTGGAGCATTTGTAGGCGGATTAGCGGTAATTACGCTGCCTCCAGGAACATATAAAATGAAAGTGGATGCTATTTACGCGCTGTTTGTTAATGGTGGTGGTGGTGCGGCTAATAGTACTAGTACATTGGATGCCACATGGGGAAGTGTTGTTTCTGCATCTAACACCACAGGTCATCGTATTGGAAAGGCAACAGGGTGTGGTGGTTATCTTTGGGATGTTACTAAAAATATTGCTGTGTCTTCGTCATTCGAACTGCTTACAACCACGAGTAATACTTTGACTATATCTGCAACTGCAACAGTAGGCGTACCAGATCCGTACTCGTGTACAGTTTCTTTTTACGCAGCATAAAATGAGCGATATTACCATTGCAACTGTGAGTCCTCTGTCTGGAACCCCTTCTGTTTCGGTTGGTGGGGATCTTTCGGTTTATTCTGATTTCTCTTGTGGTGGTGGACTGACCCTTTCAAGCGGAAACCTCACAATAACAGGACAGTCGTTGTTTCAGAGTGGTTTTACTTCTGCGTCTCTGTTAACTTGTAATGCTACTCCTGTTTCTCCAGATCATTTAGTGACTAAAAGTTACATTGATAGATTACTTGATACAAATCGTGTATATTACCATTCAAGTGCTGAACTTTCTGCTTCCCAAAGCATGACACTTCCACCGGGAAACTACACATTTTATGCAGAAATCATTGGATATGTTCAAAATGCTGGTGGAGCACTCCCAACAATAAGCGCATCATTTAACTGGGGGGGAATTGGTAATACTATAAGCACAACTTCTCAAGGAGGAAATATAGAAAATTACGATTCATTTGTTATTCCCATCAAAATATCTAATAGGGATGTTACCGCTGAAACTACTGGTAACATCGTGACTAATGTTAGCACAAGTGCAGGCACAGTTATACAAACCAGTAGTATGGTTTATGTTATAAAGAATTCTTAATTCTGTAGATACACCCGTGCCTAAAATTTTTGACAGCCCTTTTGATTTTTTTCGTTTTCTGTACCCAAAGGTGTCGTGTGTGCCCAATCCGTCTGTGTGTCCGTTAGTGTATATTTGGGTATACAGGGCAAACGCATATTACGATCCAAATTGTGAGTGCCCAGACAAAGACAGAGGCATAGTGGAAATTGAAGACGGTTATCAAAAAATAACAGAACTGCCTATCCGACAAAAGAACGAACTACTGTATTTTATTGGGGAGACGCACATTACGCTGAAATCTAATGGAAAAGTATTGGGAGAACTACAGCGTATCTCTGATAAATAAGGTTATAAATGGGAACAATAAAAGCCAACACCATTCAGCCGCTTACTGGTTCAGACCCTTTGGTATTGAAAACCAATGAATCTGAAAGGCTGCGTATTCTGACGAGTGGAAACATAGGAATAGGTACATCGACTCCAAGCACCCTGTTGGATGTAAACGGGACGGTAAAATCAACCGGAATGTATTGCACCGGAAATGTGGGTATTGGAACCGCTAGCCCATCTGTGCCTCTACAAGTGGTTGGTACGGTCAAGAACACCAATCCGGTGTTTGAAGTAACATATACCGTAACTCCTACTGCTGCTGCGGTTTCGCCAACAGCGAATAATCGTGAATTAGTGTGGGATACCAAAGTCATAGATACGGCTTCTGCTTTCAATACAACAAACGGACGGTTTACTGCACCTGTTGCGGGTAAATACTTTTTTTCGTCTAATATATTTTTCAAAATAGACGGAGAATCAACCAGTAGACAGTACGGGCTTTTCTTTTTTTCGAAAAATAATACTGTAACTAGTGGAACCACAGCAACACAACCAAGAAATTCTCCATTTTTTTATGGGCCTTCACCGGGTACAACTAATATACTCAACTATGCTAGTATTAGTGGTACTTTGATTATAGATTTAGCAGTTAATGATCGAATTAGTGTCCTCTATAGAGGACAGCCGTATATTTCAGACTACGCCAATTTTAACGGCTATTTTATAGGTTGATACTATAATGAGTACATTAAGAAGCAATACCATTCAAACAGTTAATTCGCTAGACTCTTTGCTGTTTTCCACCAATGCAACAGAGCGAATGCGTGTATCTTCTGATGGAAATGTTGGAATTGGTACACGAAATCCCAGTTGTGCACTTGATGTAAACGGAACAGTAAAATCAACCGGAATGTATTGCACCGGAAATGTGGGTATCGGAACCGCTAACCCGTCTGTGGCTCTACATGTGGTTGGTACGGTCAAGAACACCAATCCGGTGTTTGAAGTAAGTTATTCCACCACCCCCCCAGTGGTTGGGTTTACAGCATCAGCCGGAGAATTGGTATGGAATTCTGAAACTTTAGATACTGCTGGTGCTTTTAATACTGGCAACGGACGATTTACTGCACCTGTTGCGGGTGTGTATTTTTTCTCTGCTAATTTGTTTTTTACCATAAGCGGCAACACAGCCAACAATTCTTATGGATTTTGGTACTTTGCAAAAAATGGCGCACAGAGTAGCCAAGTTTTTCATGGGCCAAATACAGGCGCATCTAATCGCATAAACTACACTAGTATAAGTGGAAGTTACGCTGTAACGCTGGCTGCGACTGAAACCATTAGCGTATACTATAAGGGAAGTCCGTATTCGACTGGGTATTCAAATTTTAATGGTCAGTTTATAGGCTAACATCTAAATGAGTACACTAAATTCCAACACCATTACATCTTTAGCGTCTTCTGATTTGCTCTTTTCTACTAGTGCAACTGAAAGACTGCGTATTCTGACGAGTGGAAACATAGGAATAGGTACAGCATCGCCAGCCACTCCTCTAGATGTAAACGGAACAGTAAAGTCTACAGGACTCTACTGCACCGGAAATATGGGTATTGGAACCACTATCCCGACTGCGGCAACTGTGGCTTTACAAGTGAATGGTACGATGAAGAACACTAATCCAGCGTTCGCCGTTGCAATTTCTACCACTCCAGATCCAATACCAAATACGGAAGCACTTTCTTATGATGATTTGATTTTTGATAGTGTTAACTTGAATGTGGGTAGTTGCTATAACAACACCAATGGACGGTTTACTGCTCCTGTTGAGGGCTACTATTTTTTCTCTGCTTCAATCTTTTTTTATGTTAGACCGGGAATAACTACCGAAAGTGGTAGTTGGCATTTTGCAAAAAATGCAGCAAAGAACCATGTTATTTCACAAAGCCCATATACTCCCACTACAAATTACATAAATTATTACACCGTGTCTGGTACTTCTATACAGCACTTAAACATTGGGGACTATATGAATGTTAAATATGTGGGTAGCCCGTATCCAGCAGGATATTCGCAGTGGAACGGGTTTCTTATTGGTTGATTTGGCGGGGTTCTTTTTTGTAAAAAATGCGAGTCAGCGGTTGGTCTAAATACTTGAAAAGGAGACTGCATGGCTCGCCCACACACACGCCAAGAACTTAAAGACTACTGCCTTCGCGCCCTTGGTCAGCCCATGATTGAGGTGAATGTGGAGGACTCACAGGTTGAAGACCGTATTGACGAAGCCCTAGAATACTTTGCCAAGTGGCATCACGATGGCGGTATGCGGATGTACTACACCTATCCGCTAACACAACAAGACATCGACCGTAAATTTATAGACACCACCCCAGTTGACCCGTCTATTCTAACCATTAATCGTATATTTCACATGGGTTTCAACATCACAACCAACAATATTTTTAATATTCGTTACCAGTTAGCACTCAACGACTTTTACGGGTTGCGTACAGGGCAGACCAATCTAAACTACTATGTGTCCACCATGCAGTACATTGAAATGTTGGAGCAGTTGCTTGATCCTGAAAAGCAGGTTCGTTTCAACCGAGTAAACAACCGTTTATACATTGATGCAGCCACAACTGATATGCAGGCAGGTAATTTCCTTATGATTGAGGCATATACAGCCAACAACCCCGAAACCTCAACAGAAATATACAACGACAATTTTCTTAAGAAGTACACCATTGCCCTTATTAAACGGCAATGGGGAGTTAATCTGTCCAAGTACGAAGGAATGCCTCTTCCGGGAAATGTCACATTCAACGGCAGCAAAATATATCAGGAGGCAATGGAAGAAATAACCAAACTAGAAGAAGATGTCCAGAGCAAGTACCAACTGCCACCCGATTTCATCACAGGATAAAGCATGGCAGTAAACCCGTATTTTCGCCGGAATGTAAAAGGAGAGCAAGACCTCCTAGAATCGTTGACCACCGAGGCTATCAAAATCCACGGTCACGATATGGTGTACATTCCGCGAGAAACGGTTACTGAAGACAAGATTCTTGGCGAAGAGGTGTCCAAGTTCAAGGACGCAAACCGTATTGAGATGTACATGGAAACCGCCGAAGGGTTTGACGGCGAAAGTGACATGACCCGATTCGGGTTGGATATCCGCGAGAACTGCACTTTTATTGTGTCCAAGCGACGATTCCTAGAAGTCATGGGGCACAATACTACCATTCGCAATTTGGGTCGCCCCCGTGAAGGCGATATCATCTATTTTGACTATCCGTATAACATGTTTGAAATCAAGTTTGTGGAACACGATAACCCGTTCTATCCACTTGGTCAGCGGTACTCGTTTAAACTGTACTGTGAAGCCTTCAAATACACGCAGGAAGAAATGGATACTGGAGAAAGCGACATGGACGCTGTAGCGGCTGTTGTGGCAACCTACAAGAAACGCTTGACTCTTGGCAGCGGAAGCGGAACCTATACTGTGGGCGAAGAAGTATACGCTGGCTTGTTGGCTAATCCCCATGCTGCTGCCAGAGTTGATGCGTATACCACAACCTTTGATGCAAAGTATCTAACAGTCAACATGAACACTGGCTCGTTTGATATTGGAGACACCGTGATAGGCAAAACCAGCGGTGCGTCTTACACTATTACAGCCATTACTGATACCGATACCCGTACCACGAACAGCAACATTCAGGACAACGAGGCTCTTGATTTGGAAGCCAACCGTGACAACATTTTTGACTTTACTGAAAACGATCCGTTTAGTGAAGGAAATAGGTATTAATGTTCACACAGTTCTACAACCAAACCATCCGTAAAATGGTGGTAGCCTTTGGTTCCATATTCAACCAAATACATATTTCTCGCACAGAGAGCAGCGGAACCAAATACATTGAAGTGCCTATTGCATACGCACCCAAAGAAAAGTACAAAGTGCGTCTTGGAGGCGACCCGTATCTACAGAATCCGTTTCAAATAACTCTGCCCCGTATTGCATTTGAAATCACAGGATTTGCATACGATCCGTCTCGTAAGCGGAACTCTGCCCAGCGGAACATTGTACGAGACACCCAAACATCTGCGATGAAATATACATTTGCAGAAGTGCCGTACAATATTGACTTTGGGCTGTATGTGTACACCCGAAACATGGACGACGGGCTGCAAATTATAGAGCAGATACTTCCGTACTTTGCTCCTGAATTTGTTGTATCCATGAACTTTGATGCTGTGAATACAAAAGTGGATGTGCCCATCTACTTGAATTCTGTTACATCAGAAGAAGACTACGAGGGCGATTTCCAAAACCGCCGCAGCATTATATTCACCCTGAACTTTACCATGAAGTCGTATCTGTTTGGCCCTGTTCGCAGTTACAGCGAAATCCGAAAGATAAACTCGCGGTTCTTTGACATGTCGTATTACGACGGTGGATACACCGCAGGATACACTGGTGCAGGATCAACTGCGTCTAATCTGTTCAATGTGTTTGTGGGTATTACTGGAGCAAGTGGTGCAAGTTCCGACAAGTACACCTACTCTCCGTATGCCAAGATATACCAAGCAGATTCGGGTGGAGGCTCTACATACGCTGCGGGTATGGCATCAGGTGGTGTAACTGTGGGCTGGTTTGGAGTTAATGGAACAACACAAAGTGCAGGAGGTTTCTATGGCTGATGGATTTGAACATATTGAATCGGTGTTGAGTGGAGTGCCATCAGAAAACGAATCACAGCCTGTAGTCAAGTCTTCTCCTATTCCTGTGGTGCGGATTGAAACTCCACCATTGACAGAAGAGTACTTGGAAAAAGACCTGAAACACGACTACGAAACGGTTCGTAAAAACCTTCGTGAACTGGTTGAGAGCGGCAAGAACGCACTGGACGGAGTGCTAGCCGTAGCCCAAGAAGGCGACTCGCCCCGTGCGTATGAAGTGGTAGCCCAAATGATTAAAACACTTTCGGAAACCAATCGTGATCTGTTGGATATGCACGACAAGATGAAGGGTATTCGTAAAACTGAAAACAACACCACAAACAACACCACAACAAACGCCATTTATGTGGGGTCTACCCGTGATTTGCAGGATATTATAAACAGTGCCCGTTCAAGTAAAAAAGCGTTTATCGAAGCACAGGTGGAAGACGCGCCATAAATACTAGACGGAGGTACGGCGTGAGTACAGTATTAGCCATGTATTGGACTGCTTTTGTGTTGTGGATAGGATTCAAAACTTCAGCGGTATACGAGTATTTGCGTCTGCTGCCGTTTTGTGAGCGATTATTTCACACACGGGAATACGCAGAGTTCCGTAAACACGACATGACTTTACGGTACGGCGAGTTCCTGTCCATGAAGTACCCGTCTTTTTTTGTGCGTATGTGTGGATGCCCGTTCTGTATTGGTGTGTGGATAGCGTTTGCTGGGTGTTGGGCTTTTGGATGCTTTTCCCATATGCCTGCGGTTTACGGAGGCGGGCTGCTTTCGTATCTACTGTTTGCTTGGGCAATAAAGAATCTATCACATGAATGAGTACACCTTTGAAAGCCCTGTGGATTTGGTAAAGCACTTGTATGCAGGAGAAAATACTCCCACAGGAATATGCCGTGCGCCTAGCACTTTGTTTGGATGGTATTCCCGAGCCAAACGAGTCTATGACAACTCTCTGTGTGCCACTTGCAAGCAAAATATAAAAGAAGAAGATGTGGAAAACGAATACACCCAAATCGTGCAGTACCCCGACACAGAAAAAAGAAATGCTGTACTAGCAGTTGGTGGTGTGTTTACTCTGAAATTGCGTGGAACTGTTTTAGGAAAGGTGGATGCCTGTGAATAAAAGTCAAAAGTATCTGGGCAACTCTAACCTGAAAGCCGCAGGGGTAAATGTAAACTTTTCCGAAAAGCAGATCGAAGAGTATGTGAAATGCTCTCAAGACCCCCTGTATTTCATCAAACATTATGTGAAAATTGTATCGCTCGACAAGGGCTTGGTTCCTTTTGAGCCGTATGAGTTTCAGGAAGAAATGATTGAAGCAGTACACACCAACCGTTTCGTGATTTGTAAGATGCCTCGACAAAGCGGTAAGTCCACCACAATGGTGTCGTTTCTCCTGCACTACATTCTGTTCAATCAGAACATGAGCGTGGCTATCTTGGCTAACAAACTAGCCACAGCCCGTGAACTACTGGGA